AATACTCTTTTTGACTCTAAGCAGTTGCATGATTCACAGCCATTGTTTTGGGATGACCAAGAGACCAGCGGATCGGGCACAGCAACGGCTTATCGGGCTAACGAAGCGTCGACAAGAATCTCAGTATCAGCATTAACGGCAGGGCGCAGGACGCGCCAGACTTACCAGCGTTTTAACTATCAGCCTGGCAAGGCTCAGCTTGTGGTTATGACTGGCGTTTTAGGCAATCAGCCCACAGGAGTTACCTCTAGAATCGGTTATTTCGATGATCAAAACGGCTTTTACTTTCAGAACAGTGGCGGTGTTTTTTCTTTAGTGAAGAGAAGCTACATAAGTGGAGCAGCGGTAGATACGGTGGTTTCAGAAGAAAGCTTTAACATTTCAAAAATTGAAAAAGTTTTAGACATTGAAGGCAAGCAGATAGACTTTTCAAAGACCCAGATTTTCTTTTTAGACATGGAGTGGCTTGGCGTCGGTACAGTTCGCATGGGCGTTTATGTAGACGGGCAGCCTGTTTATCTGCATGCCTTTCATCATGGCAATAACTTATCTACTGTTTACATGTCGACCCCTAATCTGCCAGTTCGTTACGAAATTGAAAACGATGGCACAGGAGCATCTTCTAGCTTAGACCATATTTGTTCATCAGTAAGCTCAGAGGGGGGCAGTGACAACAATGGCGTGCTGAGGCATCAGGACAGCGGTGAGGTCGGGGCACTTGCAACAACAAACAGTTATGCTTTATTGGGGATTCGTCTCAAGTCTACGCACTTAGATATTACAGTTCTTTTGGAAAACATTTCAGCGTTGGCTACAAGCCAGGGTGATAAGGCGCACTGGGAGCTTTTGTTTAATCCGACGGTTTCAGGGACGTTTACTTTTGTCAACCAGCCAGAATCGGCAGTACAGATTGCGGTTGGTGACAGCACTAACACTATTACAGATACTGGTTACGAGATTGACGGCGGTTTTTTCACAGACAACACGCCAGTGTTACCAGCAGTAAACAATGCTTTAAGGCTTGGTTCAGCGATTGATGGAACTAGGGATTTTATTGTTTTAGCGATTCGCCCACTGACAAATAACATTTCAGTAGACTCATCCATGACTTGGCGCGAGTTAGTTTGATTTACGAGGTTTTAGCATGAGAAAAACAAGAATTTTATTTAGCAACAACGGCACGATCACAGACCTGACTCCTGACTTGAACAACTATCACTTGGGTAATTTCACAATTGACGATTTTGCTTTTGCCGAGGACTACATTTACATAGGAAACATTGCGCCGTTTAATCACTTTTACTTAAAGCTGGCGACAGCGAACACAGAAAGCCTTTCAGTGAACGTGCAGTATTGGTCAGGTGATCAATGGCGCTCAGTGGTTGAAGTGATGGACGAGACAAATGGGCTTACAGAGAGCGGTTTTGTAACGTTCGTGCCAGACCGTGACTATGCATGGCAACAGAGTGACACCAACGGCACAGGGCAGACGATTACTGGCCTTACAAACGTGACGATCTACGACAAGTATTGGATTCGCTTGGTGTTGAGTGCAAATCCGTCGGTGACAACAAAGCTTAGTTGGGTAGGGCAAAAGTTTTCAACAGATAACGACCTTGGCTCAGAGTACCCGGAGCTCTTGTCAGACAACGTCAAAACAAGCTTTGAGGCCGGTAAGACTGACTGGGAAGAGCAGCATGTGCGTGCCGCTGAGCTTGTTGTGGCGGAGCTTATCAAGGCCAACATTATTTATTCAAAGAATCAGATTCTAGAGCGTCAGACGTTTATGCTGCCGAGTGTTTCAAAGGTTGCCGAAATGGCTTACATGAACTTCGGGGATGACTTCACAGACCAGGCGCAAAGTGCCAGGGCAGAGTTTAAGTCACGCATGCAAAAGGGAGTCTATGATATTGACGCGAACAAAGACGGTGAGCTTGATGTTTTTGAAACCAACAGTTCAAACCAAGGGTTTATGAGTCGATGAGTAATGTAAGCACAATTCACGATTCACTTATTGCGTCTTTGGCTAGTCTTTTCCCGAGCAAAACGGTCATTCCGAATCCTTTTAATCTTGAGGACAACAATCAGAATCTGCTTAAGAACGGTTATGGGTATTTCTATGGCGCAGCTGGTTTGCCAGAATTTGATTTAGGGATTCACATTCAGGGTTATGCGCGAGACTTTAACATCGTGATGACTAAGAATGTTTACAGAACGGACATAAGTCCCGATCCATTTGCGACAACCCAGCTTGCTTTGCTTGAGGAGCAGAACACGCTGGTAAATAGCTTTGCAGACATTCGTAACTTGGATCAAAATGTAGTTAGTATTGAATTTGTGAGCGACAGTGGTGTCGAATTTATTTTTGCTGATAAAAATAACTATCTCGCGCTGACCACGACCTTCGCAGTGGCTTACAGAGAAGACAAAACGTATACTTAAGGAGTGTAATTATGGCATTATCAAGCCCACGGGCTTTATTTGGCGTTCACTCTGTTGCCTTTTACAACACCACGACCCGTGAACCTTACGGGATTGTGAAGGTTGCAAAGGGGGCAAACTTGAGCCTTTCCGGTGAGACGATCAGTCTGACTGGTGGATCTTTTAAGTTTCCTTGGGCCATTGAAGATGGCTTGGTAACAACAGAGTTGAGCATGAGTTTTGCTGAGTATCCTGACTTTCTTTATGAGGTCTTGCTCGGTAAGGAACCAACAACCAACACCAGCGACAGCGGCGGGAATGTGACAACGATCACAAACCAGAACGGCACGTCTGTAGTTGACGCGACTACTGGTATTGCCAGCGTTGCGGCGACCTCTGGCGACACTGCCGACTTAAAGTTTGGTAAGTATTTGGTGAAAGTAACGGATGCAGCTTCTGACGAAGTGACTGTTTATCAATACAGCGACATTGACTTTGCTCGTGGTACAAGCACCGAATTTACTGATGATACTCTTGCTATTGGAACGGTTGTTATTGGTGACACTGGCGGCACATCGACTCTTGCAGACTACGGTTTAGAGTTTACTGGTGGTTCTGGCACAGTAGCGTTAACTGATGGCGATACAGCGACTTTTGAAGTGCGCCCGGTGAACACTTCCAACATGGAAGTGACCATTGGTGGTGTGAGTGACACCTTCCCTGAGTTTGGCTGTCTTGTTTACGGTCAACAAAGAGGTGGGGGACAGATGTTTGAAGCTGATCTTTTCCGCTGTAAAGCAGTGGGAATGCCTATCAACTTTACTCCGCAGGAGTTTAGCGAGGCAGAGGTTACTATTCAGGCTTTTTATGACTCCACTCGCAATGGGATCATGAAAGTGCGCAGTATCGATTCATTCTAGTTGTTGGTCTAGCAGTTAGAGACGTTGAGAGGGCCCTAAGTGGTCCTCTTTTTTTTGATTCTACGCTCTGAAAACTCGAAATCTTTTGTTTTGATGAGTTTTCTTGACCCGTGAAGCGCGCGGTCCATGACGTAGGCGGAGAGATTTCCGCTTGAATACATTTCTGCGAGCATCTTGAGGGTGTTTTTCTCTTCAGGTGTGCAGCGAATTTCTATTTTTTCAGTGAGTTTTTTCTTCATACTTTAAGGTTGTCAGGACTAAGTAGTTTTTGCAATATGTATGTCTGAAGAATAAACTTTAAAAAGGAGCCTTAGTCAATGAAGTTAGAAGACCTCAGCCCAAGACCGTCAAAGTTTCATTTATCTTATAACGATAAGTGGTACACAATGCGAGCGTGGACTTTAAACGATCAAATTTGGATGAATCAAGAGTACGGTGAAAAAGTTCATGAGATTTTCAATGAAAATAACATTGATATTGTAGCGATAGCTCGCATGGCTTTTAGGCTTTTGGAAGAAAAGAGTGATTTTAAAGCGCGTGAATTTAAAACGATTGATGAGGATGGCAACGAAAAGACTGAAACAATCGGCGGTTACAAACTTTTGATTGCAAGGGTAAAGACGGTAAAGGAACAGCTTCAATTATTGGCATCGGTAGTCGAGTGCATTGGTCTTTCAATGCCGGAAGTTGATGAAATCAAGAACATGGGTGGAAAAATTGATCCGGCGACAGAAAAAAAAACATCGACGAGACAGACTGGGGCGAAATAATTGACTTGCTGTCTTATGAGTATGGGTGGGAGACAGAATACATACTCTCTAGGACTTTTAGGGAGATTGAGTACAGGCTTTACGCGATTGATCGGAGGCGAAAAATAGAGCAAGCCAACCAAATGGCGTTAAGGGGAGTGAAGCCTAACATAGCGATACCAGCAAGACGGGTATCGTTAAAGAAGACCAAGGAAGATGTTGAGGTCGATAAGCAGGCAGAGGATCAAATCATGCGTGCTTTTGAGCAAAGGAAAGCGGAGTGGCAAAAGAAAGATTAGTCTTTAGCATTGAGGCAACGAATAAGAAGTTTCGCGATGCAATTAATGATTCTGCAAAGCGCACAGAAAATCTTGAGGCCAATCTTAGTTCAGTAGCGACAAAAGCGGGTCTTGCTTTTGCGGGCCTTTCTGCTTCCGTGGGATTCTTTGTTAATGAAGCAGCAAAGATTGAGACCATTAACACGCAGTTTGAGGTTTTGACGGGTTCTGTTCTTGGCGCAGAAAAAGCAGTAAGCCAGTTGCAGGAGTTGAGTGCTTCGACGCCGTTTGCGTTTGAAGATATTGCGGCAGCCGGGAAACAGCTTTTAGGTTTTGGTTTTAGTGTTGATTCTTTAACCGAAAATTTATCAAACCTTGGGGATGTTGCGGCTGCATCAGGTACACCGATTCAAGAGTTGTCATTGATTTTCGGCCAGGTGAGAGCCGCTGGTAAGCTTACTGGTGAGAGATTGCTGCAGCTTCAAGAGCGAGCTATTCCAATCGGTCCAGCGCTTGCCAAAAGCTTTGGTGTTGCGGAGAGTTCAATCCGCGAGCTTGTCTCAAGTGGTAAGGTAGACTTTGAAACATTTCAAGAGGCTTTCCGTTCATTAAGTCAAGAGGGCGGATTTGCATTTAATGGGCTGGAAAAGCAGAGCCAGACGCTGCAGGGGCAGATTTCAACTCTAGGGGACAACTTTAGTCTGTTGTCCTCAGAGCTTGGTGCGCAGTTTTTGCCGATTGCAAAGCAAGTCACGACAGCTTTGATTGATGTGTTTAAGGGGCTCAGAGAAAACCCAGAGTTACTAAAGACGGCAGCAAACTTTCTTAAGGTGGCGGCGGTTTCGGCGGGTCTGATTACAGCGGTCACTGGTGTAACTCTAGCTTTTGTAAAGTTAAAAGCTGTTCTTGCAGGTGTTGGTGTTATATTTAGCGCGTTAGCGGGTTTTGTATCTTTACCAGCAATTGCTATTGGTACACTTGTCGCGGCTGTTGCTGGGTTAGGTGCAGCTTGGGATTCAAACCTAAGCGTAGTTGAAAACATCACAGAGAACTTTGCAGAGCGGATCTTTGCTTTGTTTGGTGGTATTGGCAAGATCATTGTTGGGGCTTTTACGCTTGACCTGACCACCTTAAAGGATGGCTTAAACGAAGCGAAGCTTGCGTTTGCTGCGCGTGGTGAAAATATCAAAGAGCAGCGTCAGGCTTTGGATGATGACCGCCGTGCAAGGCAAGCTGCAGAGTTGAAAGAAGAAAAAGAGTTGCAAGAACAGCTTGTAGCTGAAGAGCAAAAGGCCAACCAGCTAAAGCTTGATTCGGCACAAGCGGCGGCAGAGCAAAAGCGTCAGGTTGCTTTAGAGCAAGCAGAAATAGACCGCGAAGTTGAAGCAGAGCTTCGGGAGATTCAGCTAGAGACTGATCAGGAGTTTACCGAGGCACAGCTTGAGGCTTTGCGAGCAGAGCTTTTGAGAAAGCGCGAGTTAAAAGATGACGCTTTTGCAAAGGATTTGCTAGCTTTAAGAGCTAAAAACAAAAAAGAAATTGCTGAAACAAAGAAGGCAGAAGCCGAAAAAACAACACTTGAAAAGTTTCAGCAAGATGCGCGAACAAAGAATGCAAAGCAGTTTTTTAGCAGCACGATCCAACTTCAGCGCAGTTCAAACGCGGCGATCAAGTCTGTTGGTAAGGCCGCCGCACTGACGCAAATCGGCATCCGTACAGCGGAGGGAGCAATCTCGGCTTACTCTTCTTTGGCTGGGATTCCCATTGTGGGGCCTGCGTTAGGGGCAGCGGCCGCCGGGGCGGTCATTGCCTTTGGTGGTGAGCAGGCCAGTGCAGTGCTTGCTGCGCAAACAGGGGGCGCTGTGCCGGGTATTGGGCGAGGCGACCGAGTGCCAGCTATGTTAGAGCCTGGTGAGCTCGTGGTGCCGCGCCAAAGCTTTGAGGACGTGATTAGTGCCGAGGCTTCAAGGCGCGAAGCTGAAGGCAGTGGTGAGCGCACAGGCGGGGTTATGGAGGTTGTTTTAGGCTTTCGTGACGATGCTTTTGAAATCATTGAAGAGAAGTTGATTGAGCGACGCCGAATTGATGGTGTTGGTCTGGGAGCACTAGGATGAGTCAGCAGTTTAGGTTTTTCAGAAAAAACTTGATTGATTTGGATTACAACAACGTGACCTTTACGATCACTGATAGTGTTGCGACAAGCACCGGAACAACACTTACTAATTTGATGCTTAATCGCGACAATGAAAGCGGCTGGTCAACCACAGGAAGCGATGACTCAGCTAACACTCAGCTTGATTTGGTGTTTAACGATGTTTTGCAGTTTGATTCGATCATTATGACGGGGCACAACTTCGATAATTTCACAATTCAATACTACAACGAAGGGTCGATGACCTATACTGACTTTTCAACAGCCATTTCGCCAAGTGGTTTGACCGTGGACACTTCTTTTTTTGAGTTTGACAGTGTTGATTCAAGCCGATTGCGTATCATTATTGGGGGCACGCAAACAGCAGACGCTGATAAGTTTATTTCTCAGTTGATTGTGACTAGAAAGATTGGATCAGGGCAGCTTGAAGGCTGGCCTTTGATTAAAAAGCCAACACTAGACCTTGAGAAAAAGGCGCTAAAGACGATCAGTGGTAAGTCAAAAATAGTTCGAAGTGTTGGCGCGTTTAGTTGTGACTTGGACTTCAAAACGTGGCCATCAGATGCTGATATGACAATTATTGAAGAGCTTCATTTTTTTCATCCCAATGGGTTTTTGTTCTGGCCAAGTGGCGGGGATGAGACACAGTTTAAATATAAGCGCATTAACTTCCGCGCAAAGGATATCTTTTTGTGTGGAGTTGATTCAGAGTGGCAGCCAGAGTGGTACAAGGGGCTTTACAAGAACGGTGTAGACATGAAAGTCAAACTTGTCGAGGTCGTATGAGCCGAGTCAGGATTTACGTAAAACCCTATGTCAGTGAGGGTGTCTATGCCGACGAGTTTATAGACATCAGTAACGATGTGATTGACGTGGGCTCAATCTCAAAAAGCCTTGATAACTCGACCTATGATATTGGCATCTTTAAAAACTCAGGGCTTAAGCTTCGCTTGCGCAATGACCACGGTCGCTATAACACAGCAGAGTCATCAACGTCTATTTTTAGGGTAAAAAGACTAGACAGCATCGTGCGTGTAACGTGGTCAACACAGCCCACACCATTGAGGGCGGGCTTTTTTTCTTGTTATCCATACGAGATTGGCGAAGAAAAGACCCTTTTTGAGGGTCTTTTAAAAGAGACCTCATCAACGTCTGATATCAAAAGCCAGTTCATAGACTTTCGGGTGAGTGGTTACGAGTCGATTATTGAGCAGATCGAGACACCTTATGCATCGATTTCAAATGGCGATTTGTTTAGTGAGGTGATTGAGACTTGCTTGGATCAAACAGCACTCACTGATTATGTAACAGTATCTAGTGCAAACATTAATTGCGCTGTCGATGAAACGATTGACGACAAGACAAGCCTTGAGGAGACGACCGTAAAAGAGGCTTTAAGTGGTAGTGATTTGCTGCTGGCATCAAGCTCTGTTTTGTATATCGAGGATAATGTGCTTTATGTGAGTAACAGGGACGCAACTCCTGCGAGCCAGTTTACGTTCTATGGGCAGGCGGCTATTAATGGGATTGAAAACATTATTAGTGTAAAGGATTACCGCGACGGTTTGAATCGGGTTTTTAACTTTTTACAGTGGACGGACACGACGCAAACAGCGCAAGACGCATCTTCTATTGGTGATTTTGGTGTGCGAAAAAGAGAGGTTGATACAGAATTGATTTCTGTTGGGTCTACTGCCAAGATTTCAAACATTTTGGGCGAGATTCGTGACGAGTTTTCAACACCAAAAAGGGAAATGAAGATAGAAACAATGATTGATTACTCGACACTGGATTTAAGTCTAAAAGACCGTGTGAGTGTTGACTACCCGACGATTTACATTTCAGCAAACGAGTTGCCTATTCCGAGATGGGGGCAGGGCACT